TTAAATTCTTAAGAGAAATTTTCGTCAATCTTGGGAAACAGATTGCACAACTAGCAACAAATATAGGAAAAGGATTTGCTGATTTATTTAAAAATATTGTTAAAGCTGGGGGAAGTTTTATAGAGGCATTTGGGGCAAGGTGGAAAAAAGTAAAAGATATAATGATTGCCCCATTTAAAGCAGCTATTGAATTTATACCAAAGCAAATTAAAAGGATGATTGATTCAGTTACCAACGCAATTCAAAATTGGTGGAATAAAATAATGAGGATTATCAGAAGAGGTCGAAAAGCTGCAAGCGGTGGTTCAAGTTCTAGCGGCGGTAGCGTTCGAGGTTATGCAGAGGGTGGATATGTTCAAGGGCCACAATTAGCAGTCGTAGGAGAGGGGAAAAGCTCTGAATATATTGTTCCTAGTCACAAGATGGGCGGTTTTATTAACAACTATCTTTCAGGCATGAGAGGCGGCGCAGCTATTCCACGTTTTGCGGAGGGTGGTTTTGTTTCTGGAGGTAGTCCCAACATCAACATCAAAACAGGACCAGTAATGCAGATGTCTAATGGTCAACAATATGTGACTGTTAATGACCTTCAATCTGCTTTATCTAGTTTTTCTGCTTCTGTCTTTAGTAATTCAAGGACTGCTGGCGGTCGTCGTTTCCAGGGGATTAGCTAATGAGTAATAGAGCACAAGCGCAGTATCTAAGGATCTACACGGGCGGCACTGATAAGCAACTTTGGCAGTCTTATTATGTTAATTCAACTATTTCTTTAAGTTCTAAGAGTTGGTCTTATTTTCCGTTTACTGCTGATGGGTTGCTTTCATCAAGTGCAAGCGGAGGTAATACAGTTTCTTTAACTTGTCCAGCAACTACAACCGCTATTTCTGCTTTGACAGAGGCGTTAAATAATCAATACTTAGTCGAATTAAAAGTTTATGAATTTGATTCACGATTATCTAATGTCGCGCCTAATTCTGGTCAATCTTTGATCGTTAATTTCTTAGGAGTGATAACAAGTATCGGGGGAAGTTTTGAAACGTTAAACATCAATTTAGGTTCGAGTATTTCACCTGTGGGGGCGTCTTGCCCACCGCGCAAATTTACAACTGACTTAATAGGGAACCCAATAAGACTCTGATTATGAACATACAAGTATCTGACCCTCTATCATTGTTGCCTTATCAATCAGGCTTAACAGGTGATGA